CCGCCCTGTGCGACTTAACCGCAAACGGCATAATCAAAGTCTTAATACCCTCATCGTCCGGAAAATCCAGTGTGCAGATATGAGCCAAAAGCTGGTAGACTAGCTTTGTATCACACTTAAACTTTGAGCCACCGCACCAGAGAGGAAAACAAGAAAAATCAAGGTTAGCCCCACGCAGGTCAGCTTCACGTAGGTCGGCTTCACGCGGGCTAGCCCCAAGTATGTCAGCTTCACGTAGATCAGCTTCACGCAGGTTGGCTTCACGTAGGTCAGCCCCGCGTAGGTTAGCCCCATGTAGGTTAGCCCCACGCATGTCAGCCCTGTATAGGTCAGCCCCGCATAGGTCGGCCCCGCATAAGTTAGCCCCACGTATGTCAGCAAAACGTAGGTTAGTCCCGCATAGGTCAGTCCCGCATAGATCAGCCTCACGTAGGTCCGCCCCGCATAAGTCAGCCCCGCATAGGTCAGCAAAACGTATGGCGGCTTCACGCAGGTTAGCTTCACGTAGGTTGGCTTCACGCAGGTTGGCTTCACTCAGGTCAGCTTCACGCAGGGCAGCCCCGTATAGGTCGGCTTCACGTAGGTCGGCTTTACGCAGGTCAGCCTCGTGTAGGTCAGCTTCACGTAGGTCAGCCCCACTGTGTAAGTCTAAAACTTTTTTGTTTTCTTCGTTGGTCATTACGCACCCTCCTCTTCACGCTCTTTTATATCCTGCCGTTTCCAGTCCACCCAGTCCCGGACCGCTTCGGACACGGACATTCCAGACAAAACGTCCGGCAGAATGCACAACTCGACGCCTTCGCCCAACGGGTCGAGTTCTTCAGGGTCGAGCACCTGGTCCCCGAACTCGTCAAGGATTTTGCCCCGCCAGTAGTCGACTAGCGTTTCCCAGGTTATATCATATGCACTATCGACGAATTCCTCTGGCAGCATGGGAAATGCTGGAGCATTCGAATTCGCTATTACCTGAGAAAGCTCCGACCGAGTAGAGCAGCGAAAATCGAGGTTGTCTTCCATGAATTGATCGACCCACCCTTTTACAAGGCCTTCGATATCTACCTCTTCCGCGATTAGTTCGTCTGTGCCAGTCACAACGCAGGCTTCCTTATAATCTTCGTATCCTGCGTCTTGGGCAACCAAATCTAGGGCTTCGTTTTCGCTTTCTGCTGCGCGATACCCGAAACTATGGCCGCTATTTACATTTACCACCGCAAACACCTTTTTCATCTTTACCCCTCCTCTTTCTTTCTTTCTGTTATTATTATACAACAATATATTTATATGGCAATAGGCCTTAAGCCCCATCTTTCAACAAAAGCAGGGGGGGCTATAAGCCCCCCCCTGCTCTCTATAAACTTCTCTTCCAGTCTACCCAGTCAGCCACTGCCTCCGAGACGGGCGTGCCTGTCAAAACGTCCGGTAAAATACTCAGTTCAACACCTTCTCCCAACGGGTCGAGTTCTTCATGGGAAAGACCCTTCTCCCTAAACTCGTCGAGGATTTTACCCCGCCAGAAATCGGCTAGCGTTTCCCATGCCGCTTCAACGAAAGCTTCCGTCCCCTCTGGGGTTTTATAGCTTGGGGTTTCAGAGTTTGCAAGGCTTTGGCAAAGCCCCGGGAAGCCAATCTGCCACTGGTGGAGCCGCCCCTCCTCTTCCGCTTCAAGCAACGCCTCAGCGATGAAGAAATTCCCCTCCTCTTTACCTCTTTCAACTTCGTGAAATATTTTCTCTTTCTTTGTCATCTTCTTTTCCTCCTCTAATAATATTTTCAAGGTGCTTGGTTTGTTTTTCTTTCTACTATTATTATATAACAATATTTGTATATAGCAATGGGGCTTAAGACCCATCTTTCAAAAAAGGCTGCAATTTAGTAAAAAACGCCTCCCTCAGAATCGCCCAGGAGGGGCCTAGCTTTTGGAAGAAGTACGATAGGGGCTGTGGGTGGGGAGGGGTAAAATTGCGGAAACTAAAATAATTATTCCTAGGGGGGTTTACTTATTGCGAAAATTGCAATATAATTATCATGAAACAAAGGAGGTGAGCCGGTGAATTTGCAGAAAATCTTAATGCGCAAAGGATTCACGCAAGCAGAGATCGCAAGAGAAATCGGTGTTTCAGAGTCAAAAATTAGCCGGCTTCTTACAGGGAAAATAAAAAATCCATCTATTGCGATTTTATATAAAATCGCCAGTTTGGCAGGTTGCGAAATCGGCGATATTTTAAAGGAGTTTTGCAACAGGAACGCAGAATAAAGAAAGAATGGGCCGAAAAAAAAGATTTTATTTACTAAAGTTTTTATCGACTTTTGAATAAGGCCCTTTCTGAACCGCACCTTGAAAATATTATGCCTACCTGTACGGGCAGAAAAGATACAGGAAGCCGCGGCCTACACACACAGAGAGCTACCACTCATCAGCACGAGAAGCAGAGCCCGCAGAATGGCGATGACGCTTCGTAGACTGCTTTGCCGCGGCGAAAAAGGGAGGTATGAAAATGGAAAGAGCAATTAACGAAAAATTGATATCACTTTTATGTGATGGCGATCTGCCACGCTGGTTTCTACGGTGCCGGGATTTGTTCACGGTTGAAGAGCTGCAGGCGATTGCCGATGGGAGTGCGGAAAATGTCGGTTAGTGTCGACGTGCTCGATGTATACATGGCGAGCATAAAAGAGGGCAGGCGCAGGGATTCTTTCCCTGTGCTCGCCCACGATCGTTTGGAGGCCCTTGCGCTTGCTTCCGTACTTGCGCGAAAAAACGGGTTTCGGTATGCTATGCCGCAAGTTCAATTAGCACGCCCGACGAGTAGAAAAATGCAGTGGGAGACGGCGTAAGGGAAATGTCGCGTGGCATGGCGTGGTTCGCGGCGCGGCACGGCATGGCGTGGCAAGGCATGGCGAGGCGCGGCAAGGCATGGTTCCCGGCACGGCTAGGCTAGGCTAGGCAAGGCATGGCAGGGCGTGGTTCGAGGCAGAGCATGGCTAGGCTAGGCTAGGCAAGGCCGGGCGTGGTTCTCGGCAGGGCGTGGCAAGGCATGGCTTGGCACGGCGAGGCGCGGCAAGGCGTGGTTCGCGGCGAGGCATGGATAGCAAAAAACAAAAAACGAGGAGGAGTTTTTCGTGGCAAGAAAAGCAGAAATAATCGAAACCAGTATCATCGCAACAACACCGAAAAAGTACGAGGTAACAATTCGCGGAATGGGCGGTCTTTTGATGAACCAAATGCCAGATCTTTCTGTGTCAAAGGCTGAGAAAAAAGAGCAGACAAAAATCGATCCGATCGAGCGGGAGCGGAAAGAGTGGAAGGAGAAGGCATACGCCTACGAAGATGGGGAGATTTATATCCCCGGCGAAAACATACATGAGTGCCTGAAAGAAGCCTGCAAATACTGGGGGCAGAAAATCCCCGGCGAAGGGAAAAAAACGTATACCGATGTAGTAGCTTCTTCTGTGGTTTGCGAAAATTTGGATTTGGGAATCACAAAAGAAGATTTAATTCCCTTCGGAAAAGCGGTAAATGGAAACCCTTCACGTGGTAAAAAGAGCGGAGCTAAAGTGTACAAAATACGTCCGCTGATCCAACCATGGGGCGGCACTTTTATCGTGCATGTTTTCGATGGCAGACTCACGCCAGGAATTTTGGGAACAATTTTTACGTACGGCGGAACTTTCAAGGGGTTGTGCGACTGGCGGCCCACGTACGGGCGGTTTGAATTAGTGAGTATTAAGGAGGTATAGTACGCGGTTCCCGGCCGGACAAGGCGTGGCAAGGCGTGGCGAGGCAAGGCGAGGCTCGGTTCATGGCGGGGCCAGGCGAGGCCAGACTAGGCAAGGCTGGGCTCGGCTCGGCAAGGCGTGGTTCACGGCGGGGCGAGGCTTGACAAGGCACAGCATGGCTCGGCTCGGCAGGGCCGGGCGCGGCAAGGCGTGGTTCGCGGCAAAAAAAATCAAAGGAGGTTGGGAAATGGATCGGAACAAAAGAGCAGAAATTATAAATTCTGCTGTGCAAAGCATAAGCAGCATGGGGTTTGGTACAACAATCACCCATTTGGCGATGGAAAAATTTGTAGGGATTAAGCGGCAAGAGGAGCCGCAACGCTACTATGGAATGGTGCGCAGTATGCGGGAAATCCTTATGCGCGAGCATGGTATTTTCCTAGAAACAGAACCGAAAACCGGCTATGTAATTAGCAGGCCCGGGGAAGAGGTGGATTTGTGCCTCGGCGACTTTCTTTCTGGCGCGCGGCGGATGAAGAAGGCTGTTCAGAAAGCACAATACATTCGAGTAGACAGAATAAAAGATGACATAAAACGTGCCGCCACAATCCACAAAAGCCAGAAAATGGCAAATGTTTTGGGGATGCTCAAACAGAGCGAGCCCATGTTAAATCGCAAAGACTCCCTCGAGTTGACTGCCTAACTACATCCCCCCCTTCAAGGCTACTCCAGTACTACGGAGTAGCCTTTTTAGTTGAAAGGAGCAGAAAAATGTCTGAACGCATAGAAATTTCAAGAGCTTCTTATGAGTACCTTTTCGGCGAAACCATGCAAGAACATTTTTGTGATGGTTGCTCTTGCCGGAGCATAGTGCCCGGCACACACGATTCGCCGCCTGAAAGTACCTGCCCGTGCGATTTTGAGTATAGCTCAGAAAACTGCATAAAGCGCCTCGTCTTCGCGGATTTGGTGCAAATTTTAGCTGAAGCCGATGATCGGGCGGGGCTTGAAAAAAACGATTTTTTAGAAATAGAAAATGATTAAATTTTTATCCCCTGCCCAAGAAGCCTTTGAAAAAGCTGATAGGTTAGAGCACCAGTGGGCCCGGGTGGATTGGGCTATACACGTACACAAAAAATATCGTGATAGTTGGAGCAAGCGAAGGCTTGTTTGCGAAATCGCACGGTTATTCGAAATGCGAAACCAGAAAGGAGGTTGAGAGTGTGGCAATTAATCTAAAATCAACCGCCACATTGGCGGCGAATGGGGTAAAAGTGCTTGTTTACGGGCAGGCAGGAGCAGGAAAAACATATCTGATTCAAACGTTACCCAATCCGATTATCCTCTCGGCGGAAAGCGGGCTTTTATCTTTGCAAGGCACGGATTTGCCATACATCGAAATTGCGAATATGGCAACACTCGCGGAGGCCTATAAATGGCTCACGAGTTCAGAGGAGGCAAAGAACTTTGAGTCAGTGGCGCTTGACTCCATCTCTGAAATTGCGGAAGTGGTACTTTCCGCTGAAAAGAAAAACACGAAAGACCCACGCCAGGCGTACGGGGCCATGCAGGATCAAATGGCAGAGCTTATCCGCGCATTTCGAGATATGCCAGGAAAGAACGTTTATTTTTCAGCGAAGGTTGAAAAATCCCAAGATGAGATGGGGAATATTTTGTTTTATCCGAGCATGCCCGGAAACAAAATGACACAAGGGTTGCCGTACTTTTTCGATGAGGTACTCGCGCTCCGTGTTGAGCGGGATAGTGAAGGCAAAGTGTGCCGGGCGCTGCAGTGTGTGCCTGACGGGGTTTGGCTGGCGAAAGATCGCTCTTCCCGATTGGAGATGTGGGAAGAGGCGGACTTGGGAAAGATTTTTAAAAAGATAGGCGGTGAGAATAATAATTAATTTCCAGGCAAACCCGCTCGAAGAGCTTTCGCAGGCGTGGCTAAAAGCGAAAGCCGCCGAAGAAGAAGCAAAAGCGGCGCGTGTGGCAGTAGAAGAGAAGATAGAAGAGACTCTACAGATACCTAAAAATTTTGAGGGCTCCAAAACGCACGAAATAGAAAACTTTAAACTCCGCATATCAAGGAAAAATTCACAAAAAGTAGATAGCAAAAAACTTGTAGAAATCGCCACTCAAAAAAAGCTCGAGCCCTTCTTGCAAAAACTTTTCAGGTGGAAGCCCGAAATAAAAAAGAAGGATTGGGATAGGGCGAAAGCGGCAGTAAGGCTTGCCTTTTCCGAGGCAATCACAACCACGCCCGGGAAAGTATCAATAAAAGTAGAAGAAAATGAATAATCTCCCTAAAGAGGATTGCATAATTAATCTTTACTTCCTAGATTCTGCCGATCCTCTTTTTTATCAGCAAAAATATTGTACAGAAAGCTGTAAGCATAAGTGCTTACGGCAAGAAACCTATAAAAGGAGGCTACACAATGGCAAAACTGGGAATTGAATTTGTTACAGCGGATCTTCCGGAAGGCGGTACATTTGATCCCGTCCCCGCAGGGTGGTACAACGCGACAATTACCGAAGCCGATTTGAAAACTACAAAAGCGGGCGATGGACACTATATTGCCTTACGATTTGATATCACGGGCCCAGCCTACCAGGGCCGCGTAATTTGGGGAAATCTTAACATTCACAATCCAAACGCCATGGCAGAGGAAATCGGGCGGCGAGACCTCGGAGATATTGCCCGCTCTATCGGGCTTGAGAAAATCTCAGACACCGACCAGCTGGTGGGCGGAAACCTACAAATTAAAGTAACAATTAAAA